GCAATTACGCTAGATATATCTGCTCTAAACTCATCATCTTTACCAACTGCACTTGTCAAAGCTCCCATTACATATACTTCATCTTTAGTCAAGACATCTTCCGGGGAAATAATCCTATCTAACTTATTATTAATAAACATAGTAAACATAGAACTAAAATCTGCTCCAACAGAACCTTCACCAATCATTTGAATCAAAGGTAAGTCAGCCTCAAACTTTTCTATGGAACTAATGGCATTAAAGAAAGTAGTAATAGCTCTTGGATTTACCTTTTGAGTTACAAGTTCTGGATTCATCAACATAAAGTTGATACATCTACCATCTATTCTTGCAGTCTCAGCCCACTTAGACCATACATTAACATCATACTTTAGCTCAACAGAAATAAATCTAGTCTTTTGAGCAATATCCAAACTAGTAACATTGTAATCACCATTATCTGGATTAGTAGTTAGAATAACATGCCAGTTCTTAGGTAATTTCCAAGAAACATATTCTTGTCTATCTAAGATCTCCATGGTTGCTTGCATAAATCTATGATCAGCTCTAGTGTAGTCATCTAATACTAAGAATCCACCTTCACCTTTACCTTGAATCCATTCAGGTGCAGCATGAGACATTCTCTTAGCTCCAACTTTATATCCTTTCTTCATAGCTGCATCTATCTGAACTTCATTAATCCATGTAGACTTACCTTCAGCATTTGTGATCTCAAATTCTTTTACAGGAAAACCAACTAAGTCACCTAATTCTTCTAACTGAGATAAATTAAGTTTTACAACTTGCATATTCATTTCTTTACCCAATTGCATAATAGCAGAAGTCTTACCAAGACCAGCATCACCTTCAATATTAATTGCTACAGGAACTTTACCTTCAGCTTGAATATGTTGGTTATTACCAACCATATGCTTTATAAAACTTTTTAACTCTTCTACATTTAATTGTACTTGATTCATACTTTTTATTTTTATAGTTCTAACTTAATTACCTTTCCTGGTAACTCATCATTCATATTTGATCTTTCTGACAAAACCCAAAGAACATGTCCTTTTGGTTTTACACGTGTATAGCACTCTCCATCAGTAAAATATACTAGACTAGTATATTTCTTTTGGTTGTCATTATAATAATTTAAGACAGGATCAAATTCTGTTCCTCCTCTTCCTATTACATTTAATTCAAATTTACCCTTGTAAGATTCAATAGATCTGATATCAGTATCACATTGAACTATAGTAACATCTACTCCTGCTTTATAAATATGATTTATTTCACTCATAAACTCTTGTAATTCAGAATCACTTACAGAACCTGAAGTATCTATACCTAACAACATATGTTGTTTCATCTTAAGTTTAAGACCAGGACTCTCAGGAAATTTTCTATTTTCCTTTCTTCTTATCTTCTTAGTAAATACTTTTGTACTAACACCAGTAAACCTTCTCATATAGCCTCTCCAATCAAACTTAGGTGCAACTATTTCTTCAATAGTAATTACTCCTTCTATTTCTCCTGGAATATTCCCTCTCTTCTTAATAGTCTGTTCTTTAGCATCTGATAGAACTTTTTGTAATTGTTTATCAATTAGCTTTTTCTCAGCTTCACTAAGATCATCAAACTCTTCCCAGGTACCATGATCAGGGACATTCCCATTTTCTATATCATCTAGTAACTTATCCATAGGTTCATTACCACAAGTACCATTCTTATCTTTTTCTTGTTTAAGCTCTTGTAGCTTTTTATAATAGTATCTACAACCTGCTCTTTCATCAAGATTAAGATCTTCATAGTCTTCTATCATGATACCACCTTTAGGTAACCAATCAGTATCAATATATTGATTGATCTCCATATCCATAGCCACATTAGCTAGTTTTTTATCACTAAATGAACCAAAACTTGTTAAATGACCAAAAGCTATATGTAAGAGCTCATGTTTTAATAATCCAAGTTGATGTTCTTCACTAAGACTTGTCCAAAACTCTTCATTTATTGCTAACTGGTAATTAATACCATTCTTACTTACTCCTGCTGTGGGTAAATCTTTTCTCCATGTTTTGTTTAACATAATTAAAAAGAACCCATAATAGGGCTCTATTAACATTAATTCTTTTGCTATCTTACTAAGACTAAGTGCTTTGTCCATCTTTTAAGTTTATATTAATTTCAAATTTATCAGCAGGATATCCCATCTGACCTAAAAATTCAATCATACTTTTAGTAAAGAATTCCATAAAAAGTTCTATAGATTGTATACTAGCATTATTATTTGTCATGTGTGATAAACAAACTCCACTAGATAGTGCCGTATAAGAACCCGAAAGAATTTTTGTTTTTACTAATAGTTTTGCAACTTTAGGACAATTAGTTTTCCAATCTTCAGGAGTAACATTTCCAAATTTATAGAGTACAATTAGTTCTCCTATATACTTTTTTGTGTCAACTTTTTTTAAAGATTCAAATGCTATAATAGCATTTTCTTTATCAGATGACCTTAACATATTTAATAAGTTCTTTGTTTCTTCTTTGTTAAAAATCATTAGTCTTCTATTTTATTACTTATTAATTTAATTGCTGCTTTAAAACCAGCTAAAAAACCTACATATAAATCTGGTTGAGGATCACCATAGCTTTCTTCTATCATATACTTTTCAGCCATTTCTCTTAAAATATCATCAGTTATTTCCATTAGTCTTCTATTTTATGTCCTAATACTTTTGTTACATACTCCTTAAATTCTTCTCTTGTAAGTATATGAAGTCCTTCGTAACTTTTACCAGTATCAAATAAATTTTTTACAGTACCTAAAACATTTACAGTATCCATATACAAAGCATTCATAAGTGAAGGTTTTGTTTCTTTAGAAAATAGAGATGGATCAATACTCAAAGTAATAACTTTAACATCATCTATTTTTTCCAAAATAAAATACATTTCTAAAGGTTTCTCATCAGGAGTACTTTCATTAATAAAAACTATTTTAAGTTTTTGATCTCCTGCATTTAATGTTTCATTATTTTCCATTAGTCTTCAATTTTTAGTGTTTTTAACATCCATTCTGTGGGCTTGTTTATATTATCAACCCATTCTTTTGCACTTGGAATATATCCATTGCAGTCTTCTTTTACATGCTGTTCACCAACATATCTTGTATATACTGTTTTACCATCTGAATTTATAAATGAGTTACCAAATACTTTTTCACATTCAAATATACCTTCACTATGGTGTCTAAACATTCTATGCTTACTGTGTCCTATCCAAGCTTTGGTTTCATCAAACCAATCATGAATAGGTTGGTAATCAGATAACTGACCACCCCATTTTTTAACTGATGATTTGCAATGTTGCATTGGATGTGCCATTAGTTTAAGCTTTGATTAATTAAATTACCATGATGAATAAACTCTTCAGTATTACTAATATAAATAGAATTATTAATTGTATAGTTACCAGAAGGAATACTAATAAGTACTGTTCCAAAACCACCTTCATTATTCCACCAATCTTCTATTTCATCCAAGAGTTTTGAAGTAGCAAAGTCTTCTATATCTGAATAGAAAGATGTGCTAAGATCTCTTAAATTAAGAACATTTTCACTATAAGGATCTAAATCATCTAAGTCTTGAAGACTTGTTACTTCTTCTGTTGTATATATAATATCATCAATTGCACCTGAATCTCCTCCACCTGAGTAGATTACTTTAATTCCGGTCACACCAAGGTCAGCCAACTGTAATAGAAGGCCTGTCATATCATTTTCTGTCATAGTTATTTTGTTTTGTAAAATCTGCCAAGGATATTGGCATTTAAATAATTTTCTTTTTCAAGCACTTCATATTTAAATTGATGCTTTACTTCCTGATAAGTTAATTCAGTTGCTGAATAACAAATCATCAAGATCTCTCTTTTAATAATTAAACCTGCTTTGTAAGCTTCTTTTAGTTGTTGATTACTACTGTAGTAATTCATAAAACTAGGTTTAATATCTCTAGTATACTTTTTTAGTCTTTTATCAACAACAAGAGCTAGAGCTTTTTTACCAAGTTTTCTTTTTACATTAGAAAAGAAATTCTTTTTGCCTATATAAGCATAAGTTTTTCCATTTAATATTACAGACATATGATAAATGAATCCAACACCTCCTTCAGGAATGTCAATTTCTACAAACTCTTTGCCTTTGTATATCCAACTCATAATAGTACATTTCTTAATAAAGGTAATAATTCTTTTCTAACAGTTTCAACTCCATGAATTTTAATAGAATCAGATAAGTCTTTTTCCATGTTTAAAACTACATAATTAAAACCATATTTAGATTTATATCTTTCAGCTGACTTAATTCCTGGTTCATCATTATCAAATAATAGACAAACATCTTGATACTTAGTAGATAAACTATTCATAATATTTTCTGGAATCATAGTATTCTCACTGTCTGGTGCAATAGCTTCAGAATTAACAA